TTTTTTCTTATAGAATTGTAAATAAGTGCACCACAACAACCAATTTTTGTATTATACTTTAAATAATTATCTATTTCTTCAATACTACATATTGTACCACATTTTATGTTTTCAGGTAAATTATTAAATTGTTCCTGAAAATCTATAATTGTTTTTAAAGCACTTACATTTTCATGAAAAATGTTAGATGGTTCTTTCATTGTATGTACATAAATGAATGCCTCATCAACCACTTCATTAACTTCTGTTAGAAAATAATCACCCCATAAAGAGGGAATTTTCATATTTCCACCTGTTGACTCTTCTATTCTTATACCACTTTTAAATTCTGGTTGTGTAAGTAATATACTACCATCATGTGTAGACTTAAATATTAGTTGTAATCTTGTTAATATCCTTATTATTAACCAACATTCCAACGATGTTCTATATGGTGGTTCAAATTTTTCTTTTAACAATTTATTTATATTAGTATACATAGAAAACGAAGACATATATGCATATCTGTTATCCATTAATATTTCTGCCACTCTTTGATTTGTAGATAGAGCAATTATTGATCTAAGAGAAAATATATGATTATACTTTTTTGGAGTTAGATAGGATTCTTCATATACAAGATTCATTGCACTATTCATAGTACTAGACAATACAGAATAAAAACCATCTCTAATATGTGTTAGCTTAATTGTTGGTAGTCTCCTCCAATTACTAATTATAAGGAACATATCATTATCTAGTTTTATCTTTTTTAATTTACCAAAAAATGTACTATAGTATTCAGGATTTTTTGTGATTGCAACTATCATAAATGGTTTCCCTAGTTCAGAAAATAGTTTATTATAACAACCAGCCATAATATATAATATATTTGGGTTTCCCGCATTAAAGAAAGAAAAAGTTCTTGGTTTTGTATTCATTAGTGAATAATGGATAAGCTGACTAGCAATGTGGTGTGATTGTTTTAAATAATTATAACACTTTGTTTTGTGGAAATTATCATAAAACACCAAATATCTATCTTTCATTTCTTTTTTCATTTTAATTGCCTCAAAACTATCCTTACCAGAAACTGTTTCAAAATACTCTCTATCATCATTTATATATGATGTTTTTTCATTTAAATAATTTATCATATTATCAACATTCTTAAATTCATCTAAATCAATACTATCTTTAATATCCCACTTATCAATATTTGGTTTCAGTCTAAAATAATTTATCCCAGTTTTAGACCATTGTTGCTTGAAATTATCATTTACACTAGAAGCAGGAATATATATAGTCTTATTATTTAGAACACATGTTTCATCATTTTCTTTTTTATATATATCTATTTCTTCAAGATAATTATAATAAGAAGAATTAACCTTGTAATTATTTAATTTTTTTATTTCTTTTTTATTTTTTATTATATCATCATGTTTTATTTGGAAATTTGTTTTATTTATTTGAAAAGTTTTTTTTTTTTTT